CTCGCCGCACCACTGTAGTCCGCGCCCGGGGTGTAACCAGCAGCCGTAAAGCCTGGCATCTGCGGCATACCCACCTGCTGGCCGGTGAGAACAGCGTTCATGCTGTTCAAAGGCTGCAAGTAGTTCTGGTATGCGTTCTGATACGCGGTCTGGTACTGCTGCATCGCTTGCTGATACGACTGCTGCTGTGCGGCGTTGCTGTTGAGCTGCGCTTGCTGATTCACGCCGTAAGTGCCGAGCGCTTGGTTATAAGCTTGACCAACTGCGGCGTTGTGCTGGGTCTGACCTTGCAATGCGGCGTTGTACTGACCCAGATCGTTTTGCAGTGCTTGTGTCGATGCAGCGTTGTTAGTGTTGAAGCCCGACAGCTCGTTTTGGTACTGCGTGTTGTTCGCCGCGTTTGTCGCGTTAAAGCGACTCAGGTCGTTCTGGAACTGCTGCGTTGACGCGCCGTTATTGAAGTTCGCTGCCGACAGGTCTTGACCGAACTGCTGGCCCTTCGCTGCGTTGCCGAACTGAGCGCCTGTAACGTCCTGATTGAACTGCTGGCCGAGCGCTGTGTTCGCTGCGCCGAAGCTGCTCAAGCCTTGATTGAACGCCTGACCCTGTGCCGCGTTGTGGGCCTGATAGCCAGCCAGCGCCGATGCGTAGTTGGTGTTCGCGAGCTGGTTGCCGGTCAAGACAGCCTGGTTCGCGAGCTGGTCTTGCTGCTGGCCTTGAACGCGCATCATGTTCTGCATCGCGTTGTTGTAGGCCTCAGTGCCAGGTGTAAGACCCTGCATGCGCAACTGCGAATCGAGGTTCTTTGTGTCCTGGTGCCACTGGTCAGTGAGCAGTCCAGTCGATGCGTTGTAAGCGGCCTTCGTGCCTGCATCAGCGGTCGATTGGTCGAACTGCGGCGCGTCCAGGTTGACGCTACCCGCACCGGCAGTAAATGCGTTCGGGTCAGTGTTAATCTGCGAGGCATCAACGGACGTTTGGAGCGGACCCGCACTGCTCTGGAAGTTGTGGTTCAGAGTTGGTGCGCCGTAGAATGACGTGCTCTGCTGTGCACCAGAATTGAAGCGCTGCTCTAAGCCGTGATACTCGCCGGTGAAGCTCGCCGGATTGATCTGCGACTGGTCTACGTTACCAACACCTGACGTGTTGAAGCCTTGGAATTGTGAGTCAACGGATGGAACGCCGTGCATGTACGAGTCCATAGTCGGCGCGTTGAATCCGTTTTGCATCTGCTTCTGCACTTGGCCTTGCAAACCTTGTGCAAGCGAAGATTGGTTCTGCTGAATCTGCTGCTGAGAGTTCAGCGCGGCTTGCTCTTCTGGCGACAGCGATAGGTTCTGTGTCCAGGTCGTGTAAGTGGATGAATCGGGTTTGTTCTTTGGGTCGGAGCCTGATGCCTGCCAGTCCGATAAAGCGCGATGGTAGGCGGTGTCATCAACTGACGAAGACCACGACGAAGTGCCCCACGGCGTTACTTGGTTTGGGCGGTTAGCCCACGTTTGTTGGTTTAGGTTTTGCAGGTTGCCTTGTGCGGTGGCCTGCGCTGCACCCGTGTAATCGGGTGCTGGTGGTGCTGATCCCTTGGACATCTGCGCGTCCTTCCTCAAAAATGTTTTCTTTACTTATCGAGCGATAACGCTCCTTTCTCTCGTCAACGACGAGGGTTGGTCTTAACGTGGTTGCTGCGGGTTGAAGTACGTGCCGCCTTGCAAAGTGCTTGTCTGCGGATACGTTTGCTGTATCGGTTGCCCTTGCATTCCCGCGACTCCTGATGCGCCTTTACCCAACTGCCCCATCAGCATCGCGATTGCTTTTACTTGGTTATCTGACAGAGCTGGTTGGTTCGGTGTTGCGGCTGTGCTTGCGGGTGCTGCTGATACTGCTGGTGCCGGTGGTGTGGTCCCTTGTCCCATTTGAATCTCCTGTTATTTCGATGGCTTCGACCAACGGCCTGCCATCCATTGTTTGCGCGTCAGTCCGTAGATAAACGCATCCTTATCTTCACCAAATGCGTCTTCAAGTCGAGCGACGTAGTTGTGCCCCAGACCTTCGTGCATGGCGATTGCTGCCTCGTTGTCCACTGATACAGTGAAGTTGAAGCGTGTCTTACCTGCGTGACGGAATACGAAGTCGTAGACCGTGAATGCAAACTCTCTGCTGAACCAACGGCGTGTGCCGTCGCTTGCAATGTTCCCTTCGCACGCAAAGGGACTCCAGCGGTTGAACGCGACAACAGCCAGAATCTCAGGCTCTTTGTCGTCGTGGAACAGGACGTGTGCGATAGTCCTGCATTCGTCTGCTGAGAACTCGCCAATGTCGCCGCCGATGCGTGACCGCATCCATCGCAGGAACATTGGCGCGTACTGCTGATCTGTAACGATTACGCGCTTGGTCATGCGAACGGGCCTCCAGGTGCAACCATCAAGTTGGTCGCACTCCAAAGCGTGTCCGTGGTCGCACTGACGGAAAGCGTGACTGCGATGTATGTGCCTGGGTATGCTGAGACGCCAGACCAACGACTAAACGTGGTCAGGTTGCCGACCCAAGTTGCGTTGGGGTCGTCCCATTTCGCGGTGTCCCAGACTGCGCCAGTAGCCGGGTTGATGGTCGCGCTGCCGACAATCGGAGTCAGGTTAAAGTCGGTGTTAACTCCAACGTAGACATTCGGGTTCGCACTTCCGGTCACAAGGAACGGCTGTATCTGCTTGACGTGCTTGACTACACCAGTGCCGAACGCTTCATCGAGTGTGCTGAATGCGCTCATAGCAGTTGCAACGATGTTGTTGCCCCCTGCTCCGTTGATGTCCGCTCCGTCCTGATACCCGATGAACGCAAGGGCTACGAAGTTATCGCCGCCGAAGTAGAACGCATCGTTGAACATCGAGAAGCACTGCGCCGGCCAGCCTGTGAACTGAGTCCAGCCCTTCGTGATCGTGTTAAAGCAGAACTGGAAGTTGTTGGCCTGGAGGCTTTGCGGGACGTTCAACAGCATCAAGTTCGCACCGGGGTAGACAGCGGCTTCAAAGCCCGGTGTATGCGCGGCAGATGCAACCAGGTTGCTGATAGTCGGGGCGATCTTGTACGTGAACGCGGACGTGTTATCGACTCGTGCGCTCTGCATGTAACGGCTCATTGGGCACAAACCGTCTTGCGTCAAGATCAGCAAATCGCCTTCGTACTGCGTTGTGCAGCGGCGACCAACTGGCGAACCGATCTTGTACGTGCCGATCAATGACCACGAAGAAGCAGTGCTAGGGCTTGTGCCCTGGAACACAGCAACGTCGCCCTTGTCTGACATTGCAACGAGCATTGCTTGCGTGCCGCTTGAGCCGCCACTGTCCATCGTCCAGGTTGCGAGCTTGAACAGCTTGCCGCCGCCCGAGAAGAACGCGCCGAAGTCATACGCATAGAGCTGGCCGCCGACTTGGCCGATGTCGCAGTAGTAGCCTTTGGTGCTGTTATTTTCAACGAACCAAAGGCGCTGCTGGTGAAGCGCAACGTCAATAAAGCCGTTGAGGTTCACTGAATTGCTGTTGTTGTCGTTGAGCGAGAACTGACCGACGCCCGCGGGGCTTGCTACTTGTGTGCAGATCGTCCAGGCCGTGCCATCGTAGACGCGTGGCGCATCAACGCCGTTAACTGTCACTAGAATGCTTGACGATGCAGTTGTGTACGTCTGGATGACGCTCTGCCAGTACGTGTTCGATGTGCTGAGGCCGGACACGACAGGTGCGCCGACAGCGCCGCCGTTCGTCACGTCGTAAATGCCGCCACCAGACACAGCGAACAGCTTGTTAGTGCTGCTGTTACGCGAGTGGTACGGCAGCATGCTTGTCACGGACGTTGGCAGACCAGTCGCCCACTTGCGATAGCCTTGGCGTACTGCCAGACCTTGATTAGTGGCGATGAAGTTTTGAATGCTGAGGCCGTAACTCGGGTCCATCGAAGACAACGGATCGAGCGTGTTCAAGCCTTGGTGTGGCGCAGGCAGGCGCACAGTTTGCGCCGTGCGCTGCTGAGGTTGAAATGATGTCCTAGCCATCATTAACCTCCAAAGCCGGTATCAGGAATGTTCGCTGTTGACAGCAGCGGCACGCCTGCGCCGCCACCTGCGAGATTCAATGTGCGACCTGGAACGTTGGTGCTCTTCGCGTATTCCAGAGCACGAGCGTAGTCAACCAGTGCAGCGGTTGTGTCCATGTTCACTGATGCCAGCCACTTGAGCTTTGCACCGTAGATCACGCAACGGTGATCGAATCGGATAATGTCGCTGTCCTGCTGAATGTCGGTCTGCGGTACGCCTGCGCTGCTTGTGCAGTACGAATTGCTCATGTACTCGTAGACAAACGTGTGTGGTGTCGAACCGGGCACAGGGTACAAATAGAGCTTGTTGCCCATGACGCGGTAACGCTCGTAAGGGCTAGTCGAAAGGTTGCTTACTTTGATCTGTTCCCACTCGATTGCGGTAAGTGGTCCTTGCATCGGCCAGCGGTTGTTCTGATCGAAGAACGTGCAGCTAATGAAGCGTTCTTCGTCAGATGGGAACGGGTAGTTATCAACGCCGCTTGTGGTGTTGAACGTGTACTGAGTCTGGAGCTGTTGCCAAGGATGCTCTCGCAACAGGTCGTCGCAAGTAGCGCGGATCAAGCCGTACAGCTTAAGAACATTTGTGTCGGTAGACGACACAACGGTCGTCGGCGTTGGAAATCCAAGTTCAGTGGTTATCGCTCTCGCGATGTCTAAAAGGGTCTTCTGGGCCATCGTTGTTGTGTCGTCTCCTTAATGCTCTATTTAGCTGCCGCTGCCGCCTTCACTTGGCTTGGACTTCTTGTTGTCCTTTGCACCCATTGCTTCGATCATTGCGGCCATGCGATCTTCAAGGGCTTTGATGTCGGCCTTGTGGCGCGCGTCTTGTTCGTCCATCTGGGCACGAACAACGGCTGCTGCATTCTTGTCCTTTGCGTCTTCCAGGTACTGCTGCGCTTTGTGCTTCATCGCGTAGAAGCCACGCAAGACGCCGCTAGCGGTATCTGAAAGGTTCGCAAGCTGCTCAATAGTGCGAATGCCTTGGTGCTTCAGTTCTGCGACTTGCGACGGTTGCAGCGCAGGCCACATGTTCAGCGGTGTTCCGACCAGTTCAGCGTCTTGGCCTTGCTTAAACGCGGCGTATTCACGAGGGAATTTCCATTGGTCGTAGTCTGTTACTGGGCGATGTACTTCCGTGTATTTGTCACCTGGGATTGTGATCGTGATGAAGTCCATGTCAACGTACTTGGGCACACCGCCAGCAAGGTACGTTTCCTTCTTTGAGAAGACAGGTTCAGTAGTGAACTGGACGTTCAAGCCCAAATCGCCACCATAGTCTTTGTGTTTGGCAAATCGCCCGGTGCTTGGATCGCGAACGCCATTAGCTTCTTCTTGAATGAAGCGGTTGCCAGTACCCTGAGTTGCAATCGCAACGTTCAGGTCGATTTCGTTATTGATGATTTGATTCATAAGAGTCTCCTGCCGTGAACGGAGTGAGTTGCGCTTGTTATTGCGGCTCACCGAACTGGCGGCAAATTGCAGCAGCGTTATTGCCGTGCTTACCTATTTACTTCGCCCCAAAAACGAAAGGCTCCCGTTTGGGAGCCTTTCGTTGAAGTCGTTCACTCGTTTATTTGCATGTGGCTGTCGCCGTCCAATCACTAGGCGCTCGGGACGGCATTTTCACTTCCCTGAAATGCAGTGAGCAATGTCTGATGTTTGGGTTTATCTTTTCCCACCACTCAATGCTTCCAGTGACGTTTGGGTTCTCCACACTCAAGCGGCCGTCGCCTCCGTACACGCACACTAGCCACTTCGTTTCCTGTGGCGTAAATGAGTCTTCGGTATCCCAGCCGCCCTTTACTCGCTTGGGAACAAGCTGCATAGCTTCAAACCCATTTGGATCGCTATGCAGCTTTCCAATGTAGATGTAAGCGCTGGATAGCTGCGCCCTTCTAATTAGGCCGCTGCCTTCGTGCCCCCGAGGGATTTCTGACAGAGTTGCTTCCTTAGTCGGATAAGAGCCCGGGCATTGAATCTCGGTGGCGCGGGCCACTGACAGCAGCGTGAGAGCTGCAAATAGAAGTATCGTTTTCATGGTACGAGCACCACATAAAATTCGTCAGCCCTGTTCGACGGCGTGTAGAGGTCGGGACGCCGATGCTTGAAACCTTCAGAAAGAATAGCCATTCCTCGTTCGCCGGGACGCTTTCTCACCCACTGATCCAACATGGTAAATTCGCACGGCAGCCCGTTGACCATGATAGCCCTCTGCGCGAATCTGACGAAGATCCCTGCGTGGTAGCCGTGTTCATTGGGATACTTCCAATTGCCGTTGACGAGCTTGAAATTGGCGATTACGGTGCCAGGCAGAAGATGCGGCGAATCGAGAACTCTAGGGCCGCGTTGCCAACGGCCAGTCCAACCGACATTCGTCAACATCTGCGGAAGTCGAGCACACTCGCCGTTGGCGAGTTGCCTTATGTTCCCGTTGTCTGTCTCATCTAACAGCGCTCGCAGGTCACCTGGGTAGATCACCGGATGTGGCATGACGGCCTCCGTGTCAGAGGACTTTGTTCGCTGCGGCGTCCCATCCACCGGCTGTGCTGCCGCCAGCTCCGCCTCTGATGTCCTGCTTGGTGTAAGTCCACTTGATCCGCGAGTAGGCCAAATGGACTGTTTCCTTCATCGTTCCACCGTCGCCGCTGTCGCTTGAGATGCCGGAAATCATCACGTTTTCCAGCTCGATCTTGTAGTAGTTGATCGGGGTGCCGTTACCATCAGCGCGCATGAACTCGAGCTTGGCCTTGGGGATAGTTTTGCCCATTGCACAGTGCTGCTTGAGGATCGGCGACGACAGATCGGCCAACTTCGTGAACGTGACGTTGGACAGGTCTGCTCTGCCGCTGGTGTGACCACCAGCCGTGGATACCGATTCCGCTCTTGGCTGGTGTATGCCAACGGTAACGTGTGATACCTCTATCCAGTCCTTGTGCCTATCATCGGTGGATTCGCCCTTGATGCCTTCGATCTGTAGGTATGCGTCTATAGCCATTGCTGTCTCCAATGCGTGAGAAAAATCAAATTGACCTGTGCTGCTGGTGTCCGATTGTTGCTTAAATGTTCAGGATGCAAGTTACGCCTGGTCAAAAAATGCGCGCAGCGGGCGCAACAAAAAAGGCTCCCGAAGGAGCCTTTTCGTAATCAAGTCACTGATTAGGTGTTGGAGTACACACCGCAGAACTGTGGACCGGACATAGTCAGGTTACCTGCCCAGACCAAGGTCTTGACAGTGCTGTCCTGGTTGACTGCGGACTTGTCGTCCAGTGCAACCATGTTGCGATCCTTGTGCGAACGCCATTTCATGTAGTCGGTGTTCAGGAAGTACGCGGTATTAGCGCCGATACCAGATGCGTTAGTGTCGAACACAACTGGGATGCCTTGGAATTGCAGCGTCTGGAAACCAGCGTTGCCCAAGGTAGCGTCGGAGATACGCTGCATGCTTTGCAGACCCGATTCGTACAGTGCGTACACCTGTGGCGATGCCAGGATGATCTTCGGACGATCAGTACCACGTGTCATGCTCAGAATGAACTGGTTCCATTGCGAGATGAGAGCGGAGCCGGTTGTTGCAACGCCTGCACCGTCAACCGAAGCTTGGAACTTCTGATTGCGCCACATAGCGTAGGTTGCACGGTTGATACCGCCGTATGTACCAGTTGCGTTTGACAACGGGATAGCAGCAGCCAGACCGGTAATGTTCTTACCGCTGTTACCTGTACCGTCCATGTAGAAGTGTTTGTTCAACAGGTTAGCCATGGTTGCTTCTGCGTTTTTAACGCGAGCTTCAACCAGGTCAATCAGTGCTTCCTTACCGCTGTTTGTCAGCGTTTCACGACCCGAGAAGGTCACTGGAACTGCGTACTGCGAGAACGAGTACTGAGCAGCAGTAATCACGTCCGAGGTTGCGGTTGGCAGCGTGTCGTAACCGCTGTATGAACCACCGTTGCCGTTTTCAGCAAAGGACAGGTTCTCGTTGATGAAAGTACCACCGTCAAAGGTGGATACGCCGCCAGCTTTTTTCATTGCTACGAGTGCGGCGTTGTGGTTTGTGACGTTATCTGCGATGTCCTTTGAACGATACTCGATGGTGGTCGCGGCGAGGTCACTAAGGTTTGGGAATGACATTTTTTATTTTTATCCTTAATAGGCTTGCGATCGTTTCTAATCGAGGTCTTTACCCACCGCTGCCGGGTGCCACCGCAACTGTTGTCCCGCTGGTGCTCGTGTCAACTGGTTGCGCGTCCAGTGCAGTTGCATCAATGGTTGAATCAGTTTGCGTCGCTGGCCCTTGGCCTTGTGTATCGACACCCGCTGCGAACTCGACGTGTGCTGCCAATCTGGGATCGACAACTGGCACCTCTGCGCCTCGGGCCACGATCAAGGAAAAAAGCGAAACGGTCATTTATCTAATCTCCTGTCGTGGGTTTGTGTTGTTTCTATTTAGCTAGGTGAACTTGCGTTCACCTGTTGCTTAGTTACCTGAGTGCTTGTTCCACGCCATTTCGGCTGCTTCACGCAAGCTCTTTGGACGTGGCTGTGTCTGTCCACCTCGGCCACCTGATGCAAGCGAAGGTTTCACGCTCTGCACTGGTTTAGCTGTGGGGTTCGCTGCTACCTGAGTGGTCGAACTAGCACGCTGCGCCAGAATCTGTCTTACTTCTGGGTGCTGTTGCGCTGCGTAGTCGTATGCGTTGCGGAAGATTTCCGCGTAGTCCTTACCTTGTACGGAGCCAGCTTCGATGGCCTTCGCCATAATTGGCTTCAAGTCTTCCAAGAATTCGTTCTTCGGATCGGCCGCGAAGCTACCCATCGCGCTTTGCACTTCGGCGTCTTGTCTCGCTTCCGCTTGAGCTTGGGTTTGAGCTTCGATTTCTTTGCGTACTAGAGCTTGAACGTCCGGCGCCTGGTGTTGCTGTTGAGCCGCGGGCATGTGACCACCACGAGCCAAGTGAGCAAGCGCTTGCATGTCAGGTTGGAAGTGCGTAATCAGGCTATGAATGATTTGCGCTTTGACTGCGCCGCTACCTGAACGAAGTTGGTGGTCAAGGTTGAACAGTTCTTTGGCATGTGCGACTGCTGTGGTGTTGTGCTGGCGAAGCACTGCCTCATACGGGGCGACAGCTTGACTAAACTCGTTAGCCAGTTTGCGTTCGTTCGCTGTCTCTTGCAGTTTGGATTGCATGTCGCGTTCGCGATCAACCCAGAACTTTTGCATTTCACGAGGAACGGTGCCCCACTTCTCGCGCAGCGTCGGAGTCATGCTGCCAGGCGCGCGAATCGGCTCCAGTTCACGACCAGTGATCGGGTCTACTTCTTTAGCAGGCTCGGTCTTTTGGGCCTCTGGCTCTGCCAGTTTTGGAAGCGCTGTAGTGGCTTCCTTGTTCGATGTCTTTTCAAATGCTTTCAGTACCGCATCGCGAACTGATGTTGGTTCCGTTGATTCAACGGCTTCGGTCGCAGGTACTTCTTGCTCTGCTACGTCGGCGACGTTGGTTGTGGTTCCTAGTTCCAGCTCTGAGCCGGCAACGTTGGAGTCTTCCATGATGTCTACCTCTAGGTATTCAAGCTGACACTATCGCCAGCTCGTTATTTACTTCATTTAGCTGTGTCGATTAACGGCTTCGATTACCGCAGCGCGGCGCTTCTTATTGTCTGCGTCAACCGCGTTCTTCTTCTGAATCTGCGCTTCTGCCGCTGCTTCGTGGCTTGGCATTTTGTTGTTGTCGCGCAGGTACTTCTTGTAGTCCTGGCCGGACTCGATCCAGGTGCCTTTACCGCCCTGCTTACCGTCTGGCATGTGGAATCCCTTGTGACCAGTGAAAGCCATTGCGCTAATTGCCGGGGTAGTCAGACCTTTCACGGTCGGAGCGCCGCAGCATTCAGGTGTTTGGTCGCGGTCAGCAATGCGACGGATGTACTCGTACTCCGTATCGCATGAGGTGCAATGAGAAACGTATGTAGGCATCACACGCCTCCTTGCGGACGGTTCATGTTCAGCATGTCAATCGAAGCATCGTGAACATGCGTTGCTTGCTGGTGTGCGACGGTCGCGGCCAGTTCACCTGTACGAAGCTGCACTTCTTGCGCACGCAATTGGTTCTCGTATGCGTTCTGCTGCTGTTCTAGTGCCATCTGGGATGACTTAAGCTGTGCTTGCAGTTGTGCGATTTGACGCTTCGTGTTCTCCTGCTCCTGAACGATCTGCATGTCCATTTGCGCTTTCTGCGCTTGGGCTTGCGCCTTGATCTGGTCAGGCGATGGCGGCTTTTGCGCGCCCTGCCCATGCTGCTGTGCTTGCAAAAGCTGCTGTAACCCGTTGTCGATAACGCCTTCGATGGCTTGTGCGCCCTTGAATCCGCTGACGCCCCACTTGATCATTTCTAGACCTAACGGGGCCATTTCTGGGTTCTGCTGCAAGGCCGGAACGATCACGCTCATCATCTTTGTGATCGCTTGGATGGCTTCGCTACGTTCGGCCTTTTCGGTGTTCCAGTTCGGCAGTTGCAGGCTGTCCACGCTCACGCTCAAGCGGAAGTGGTTCATCTGCTCGTCTTTCAGCAGTTGCAGCGCCGGGCCAATGAACTGCTGATCCACTTGCGCCAGGGGCATGGCACGCTTCACGATTAGGTCAGGCTGGTAGAACTTGCAGATAACGTGCGCTTTCAAGCGCAACAGCGCTTCGACGTACTCGGCCACGTCTTGCTGGCGCGATGCAAAGCGGCCGAAAGCCTGTTGGCTTTTCGCGGTGGTCGCGGTCGCAGTCTCGTAAGGCATAGCCTGGCCGCGCATGATGTCGCTGATGCCTTCGACTTCGTAAATCTGGGCCTTAATGCGGTCAAGCTGCGCTGATGCCACGTTGAATGCGTTGGCGATTGGCTCTAGTGGCGCGAACGCGATGCTGCCCTGCAGGCCTCCACGGTCACCCATGAACTGTGCCCAGTTCTTGACGCCGATGCCTTGGTTCTCACCAGTGGTTGTGTACAGGTCTTTGATTTCGGGGCTGCTCGCGTCATAGACGAAACGAACGCCCAATGCTTCACTGAGCGACGAGCAGCGCTGGTTCAGCGCGTCCAGTTCTTCATACTTGCCGCGCACAAGCTGGTAGTCGCAGATAGGCTGCGTGTTCGACGTGTCAAAGCGGCCAAGAGGCGGCAATGGGGTTGGGAAGAACCCTTCAAAGGCCATCGTGTCTTCGGTAACGTCAAGCGGAACTTTTACGGATTCGGTCACCCAGAAAACGAGCTGGCGTTCTTTGTCCCAGATTTCGTAGACATCGGCTGTTGGCTCCGTCTGATTTTGCGGAGCCAGCTTTGCCTTGCTGCCGTCTTGCGCTTCTGGCTTGGTGCTGTACGTGATTTCCTTCATCAGCTCTGGTGGCACGGCATGACCAAAGCGCGCTTTAACTGCGTCCTTTGTCATTGGGATGCGACGAGCAACCCAACTGCACATAGTCCAGACCTTGCACGGCGACCAAAAGAAGTCGTCCCAGGCCACATAGTCGGTACATGCTTCTTGACGTGTGATTGCTGGCGGCTGCGGGACCAGCTCGCCTGTCATCGGATGCATTGCTGGCGGTTGCTCTACTTGGTCTTGTTCAAGACGCAGCCAGCTAACACCAAGACCTGAAACGACGTTATCGAAGAGCACTTGCTTGAACGTGTTATCGAAGCCGCCGTGGTCAAGCTCATACTCCAGATTGCGCTGCAGGAGCAGCGCGGCGACACGTGCCACATCATCCTGGCTGTCGTCAAAGCGACGTTTGATGTCTGGCTTAGGCGTGCGTGCGTAAAGCGCGGATAGTTTCGTGTCGGTGTTCAGGAAGTAGATGTTGTACAGGCGAGCATTCTTGAATGCGTCGCTGCGCTCATCGCGGTAGCGCTTCAAAGCCTTGACTGCTACATCGTTCCAGCCCTTGCGCTCCTTGCGACAGGCTTCAAGTTCTTTCAGCCATTTTTCCTGCTCGTCTTCGGTCTGGTACTGCGTCAGCACCGGGTCTTGCGCAAAGGCGTCGTCGCTAACGCCGCTGTCAATCCCTTCATTTTCGTAAGTGTTATCGGTTGTCATCTGTGCTCCGTGCGCTTCTTGGTGGCGCACTTAAAGTTGAACTGTTCAGTCGTATGCACGACCAACAGCGCGTGAACGAATAGCTCGCTCGCGGTCTCGTGCCGCAAAGGCTTCATCCAACGTTTGTCGACTCGTATTTACCTGGTTGCGGTTTTGCATCTGAGCGATGTGCTTCGTGCGCGCTCTTTCTCTTGAGCGTCCCAGGTCTTCATCGCTGATCGACAGCACTGCATAGCGGAATGCGTCAGCGCCGTGTGACCACTGGTTGTGGTCGGCTTCGCTGGTGTAGCTGTTAGATGCGCGGTTGAATTTGCGGCTGTAGTTCTTCAATACCTCGATACCGCGATGGCATCTATCGCTATCAATAGCGAACGGCCACAAGCGCAGGAACTTACGAACGGCGTCAATGCCGTGCATAACGCGATTGCCCTGGTCAGGGTTCGGCGCCTTGCGAGCTGGTAATTCGTGTTCCAAAAATGTGTCCATTACGGACTTCTTGGACGCGAACGTGCGGTGCATCGCATCGTGTGGAAGCCAGACGGTTTCGTACGTGTACGGCTTGCGCTCCAACATTTCGCAAACCTCTTCGGCGTCGAAACCTGACTGCTCCCAGTAGTCGAAGAAGCGAATCTCGCCGTCGATCACTTGCCAGAACCAGATTACGGCCGCATCGCTGCGACCCAAGTCCATCGCAATGCTGACCTTCTCGCTGGCGTCGTAACCTAGCTCTGGACGAAACTTGTACTGCGCATCTGCTACCGCGATTTGCTTACCGTAGAACGAGCCGCGGAATGCAGCATCGAACGAGCACTCAAGTTCCTGCTCCCATTCCTCGACTTCCATCTCAGACTTCATGTCTTCAATTTCGGCGTCATCCAGAATGCCGCTGTCGCTGGCCTTCAGGCGGATGGCGAGATACTTGCCCGGGTTATCAAGGGCGGCTTGCCAGCGCTTGTGGAAGTCGTTCTTGCCCTTGGGCGTGCCCATGAAGACAACCCAGCCCTTACGGTCAGCAAGTGCAGGACGAATGACCGTGCTGTAGACCTCTGGCTTCATGTCGCCGTACTCGTCCAGCACAACGCCGTCGAAGTACAGACCACGCAAGTTGTCAGGGTTGTCCGCGCCGGCGAGGAAAATACGGGCGGTGTCGCCGCCGACTGTTGGCACCTCGATCCACAGTTCTGTCTCGTTCTTCTTGACGCCTGGGATCGAACGTGTGAAGTCGGTCAGGTACTGCCACGCCACCTGCTTGGCCTGGCCCTTGTACGGACACAGGTATGCGAACTTTGGCTTGGTGTACAGCTTGCCGGTCTTGTTGTCCCTCTTCTGGAAGTTCAGCGCTCGAGCGATCAGGTCTTGGATGACACTGAACGTTTTACCCGCACGTCGATGCGCAACGATTACGGTTCGGCGTTTGGTTCGCTGGTGAAACGGCAGAAATGCTTTGCGCGGTACGTAATCCAGAGTGACGGACTGGACACGATTACTCATCGTCCAGGTCGTCCATGTCTACGATGTCGCCCAGGTCAAGCGGCGACTGCGGCACATTATGAATAACGTTGACTATTGCTGGGCCTTGCTCGTGCTTTTGCGCTTCTGGCAGCATGCGTGCCCAAAGCTTGATGAACTCTGTTGGGTTCTCGTGCGCCCACATGGTCAGACGCTTGACACCGCCGAACAGGTCAAACGCGACTTGAAACGTGTCCTCTACGAACTTGCGTTCGCGAGGCTTGAACACGTAGTCCTTCGGGATTTGGGGCAAGTGCTGCTCGAAGATGTCAATGACGCCGCTTTCGCGAATGTCTGCATCCCTACTAGCAAGTTTTGTCAGCGTTTCGGGGCTGACTTCCGCGACCTGGTTGGCCGTCTTATTGTTTTCATCCACTTTAAATAACCTCGTCGGCTCGATAGGAGCCA